AAAGATTCAAATCCAAGAATAAAGTCAATTGCCTGAAAGACGTTACCAGCAATTTTAGCGACTCCACCAAGAACATCATTAATTCCAGCAAGAATTGGTGCGAGTGCTCTGTCTGTTTGAACTGCGAGATTATTAAGTAGAGCATTAGTAAATTGCTCTACGGCACAGATAGGAGCATTGATTACATTTCCAATCATCGCAAATAGAAAATCTACGACGAGATTTCTCAATCCTTTGATAATCTCATTAAACTTACAGATTATGGAATCAACAATTGCTTTAATGACGGCATTCTTAAGATTTTTTGATAAAGATGTCAAGATACGATCAATGACTTTCTCAATTAATTTTCTTAAGAGATTTAAAATATAATTACGAACTCTTTGAATGAGTAACTTTAAGATTGATGCTATGATGTCAGCGGTTCTAGCAATAATGGAAGTTAAATTTTGAATTCTATTGATTGTTCCCTGGACATAGAGGTTATAATATTTTTTAATTCCTTTGAGAAAATCAAAGAAGTTTAGTAGTGCGTTATTAATTCCAGCAAGAGTGCTCTTTCCACAAGGATCGGGGAGTTCATTCAATTGCTTCTCAATATCTGCTTCTAGTGCTCTTAATGCCGAATAATTATAAGCATCTCTGCACTTTTTTTCCGAAGCACTCCAAGAATTACTTAATTCTGAAGTAACTGGACAATCTTCTTTTGCCCAATCTTGTCTTGTTTGTAATTCTTTAAGTAGAGCAAGTTGATATTCTTTTATTTTTTTAAGTTGTTCCGTTTCTTCTGCAGTTAAATCTAAATTATCTGCTTCTCTTTGTTGATATTCTTTTTCTAATTGAACAAATTTATCTTCTAAAAATCTTGCTTGTTCTTGTAATTCATCAAAAGTAAATTCAGAATAATCAATATCATATTGTTGTGATGTACCACTCTCTTCAATAGGAACACCATTTTCTGGAGGATTATTTGTAGTATATTTTGTACCATCCGCATTTGTAACTTCATACAAGTCTTTACCATTTGGACTTGTAATATCTAAAAGTTTATAAGTTGGAGATTGAAATTCTTGAGTTGTTGGTGTTGCTTCTTCTTGAACAATTGCTTTTTCTTGTAATGCACTCAATTGTGCATTATCAAGGGTGCGTACTGCTCCTGTTTTAGTTTTTTTACTAACTTCGGTACTTAAAAGAGATGAAGTTCCTGATCTTGGTCCTGTTTTGACTCCTAAAAGTTCGGCAGCTTTTTCTGTTAAATCATACTCTCTACCAGCAATATAAGGACCCCTATCCTTTACTGTTAAAACTACTGATCTTCCATTACTTGGATTGGTAAATCTAATTTTTGTTCCAAAAGGTAAAGTTTTATGTGCTACCCACAAACTATCTCGTGTTAAAACAGTTCCATCTGCTGTTTTATTACCGTAAAAACCAGGACCATACCAACTAGCAACTCCTCTTGGTTTTACATCTGCCATTATAAACTTACCTCCTTGTTTTGATATTTATTATTGAGTGACACTTAATTTATTTGCTTCGTTGATGATGTTTTTTCTTTATTATTTTGAATATCTTTCTGATCTTTTGGTATTTCTTTTGCCTTATCAAAATCTTGCTTGGTTGGTTGTGCTGATTCAGTTGGTTTATCCCCACCAATTATTTGACCACTATGAGGTCCAAAAGCATTATATCTTGTGACATTTTCAAACTCTGTTGATTTTCTTTCTTTGACTACTGTTAAAGGAGCATTGTTTTCATAAGTTCCTCTAGCCAAAACAGAAACAATTACAGGAACTTGTTTAAAAGGATCTAGGTAATATCCACGCACCCACTCTCCACCAGTGAGACCAGTTGATCCACGACTTGCATTTCCTTGAGATGTGGGTCTTTCTACGATTGCCCAAGGCAATTGTTCATCTGAAGTAATTGATCCAGACTTATTATGTCTTCCAACAATTCTTACTTTGACTCTATCACCCCAACCATCAACATTTGTCTTATCTAGAGTTTGATTGGGTGGAACTTGTCCAATAAACCACTCGTAGTTAATTCCAGTAAATCCGATATTTTCCATTACTTTGTATACTTTCCGTAAGTGTCTTTTACAAGAGTTAAAGATGTATAAGATTTACCAGCAGCACTCAAATCAAAACTATGGCATAAGTGTAATATCAGGTATTTACCACTGAACTGCTCATCAAATGGAGTCACATTTTTATTTAATGGGGTAACATAAGGAAAATCACAGAATATCACATCTCCAGCAACTAGATTTGGATTACATGGAACTGTCAATTGAACAACTTGAGTGAATAATAAATTGTATCTTGTTGTTGATTCTGCCTGCCATCTTTTTGGATCATTGTTTGTTTTGATAGAAATTCCATCTTCTAAACAACCAATGTCTAAAATATGATAATGAGTTCTTGTAAAATTGTCAAATTCAGCATCAACCTGTGGTTTTTTTCCAAGATATTTTTCCAGATTCTTTTCTCTTAACTTAAAGATTATTTCCTCATACTTGAATGTTCTTGGATCAAAGAAAATATTTCTGGAAGAATAAACACCAGACCTTAAAGCATTTAAGATACTTTGATTTTTTGTTTGAGACGATGATAAAATCTTAAAGTCTGCTAAAGGATCATCATCTCGTAAAACATTTTTCTGTGTGTATGTGTATTTTGGATTGGCAGACATCAAACTATTGATTGATTTAAAGTTGAATCCTTTTTGCGTTTCATAAAAGAAATATCCAGGATCTTTTCCCTGTGCTGGAACAGATTTTGATGCGAGATTAAGAATCACAAAAAAGGGATCTTCGGTATTCCCCATAAAATTATAAGTATTTTCTGTCTCTTCAACTAAAATTCTGTTCTGTGGTACTTTTAGATCTTCTTTTAATATTTTTGTGACTGATTCTGAAATTTTATGTGTATACTTTTTGTAGATCTGCGCCCTTTCATTTTGAAAAGAATATTTTGAAATTAATGATATGGCATAAGATTCTCTATTTGCTTCTTTAGCAAATCCTGGAGCACCATTGACTCGTAGAGGAAATTTTTGGAAGTCTAATGTTCCAAGTTTTGTTCTTAACTTAAATTCCAGATCCTCATTTCCAGTAATTGGTAAAGAACTTAAGACTGATCCAGGAATTTGTTGTTTATTTTGCTTACTATCTACAGGATTCCCCGCTGGAATACCAACATCAACGACCAACAAATTGGCAGTGACCACAGGAGAAAAAAGACTTTCATAATATTGAAGGGCAATTGTTCTGGGAGGGGAAAGGTCTACCTTTGTCCCATTTTTATTAATTGAAAGTGCTTGTACTTCTGCTCGTTTTAATGCTGACATTTATTATGCGTTCCAAATACCAGGTAAAGGAAGTAGATCTGGGGATGAAGATGGGAATGGATCTTTTCTACCACTATTTACCATAACAGTTCTAGTCTTATTTTGAATGACTTGTTGGGTAGTGTTTATCATAACAATTTGAACATCGTCGTCTTCATCCATAGTCGTAAGATCTGGATTAGTCTTTAGATTTGGTTTAATATTAGATGCCACACTAGAATTTAATGGATCCAATAAACTTGAAGTTTGTTGAGGTGCTTTTTTAGTTTTTACTTGAACACCATCTTTAAATCTAAAGAAAGAATCACCCGTATTATAATCCATTGATGTCTTTCCAGTAGGATCTAACATTTCAAAGTGTAAGTGTGGACCGGTAGATCTTCCTCTTCCTGGATCATTAGCACCACCACCACTATATCCAATTATTTTACTTGTTCCATCTTCAATTTTATCCCCCACCTTTACTTTTATTTGACGTAAGTGGGCATAACGAGTCACTTGTCCTGTTACATGTTTTATTTCTACTAGATTACCATAATTTCCTGCTATTCCAGCAAATACAACCTCTCCAGGAATGAAAACAGATACAGGTAAACCTGAAGAGACTGGATAGTCTCTCGCAGGGTAACCGTGAGGGTTTACTCCAGATGGAGGATTTACTCCTCTACCCCTATATGCTTCTGTCTGGCTAGGAACTCCACTACCAGAAACTGTTGGAGCCGTGTACGTTTGCCCATTTGATGTTGGTGGGTTGTTTTGATTTGTTAGAGTTGGAGGTGTAGGTATGGTTGAAGTTACCTTTAATTTTCTAAATTCTTGTAAGAAGTCAGTTAAAGACTCATTTACATTAAAAAAAGAATCATTCGTTTCTCCAAGTAAAGAGTAGTTTGTACGATTTTCTTTACTTAAATTATAAAAATCTCCAAACGCATTGTACGACTGTCTTGCTCTTCGTAAACTTGGAGATCCACCAGGTCTGGCATATGGTGATGATGTAACTCTAGAACTTGGAGTTCCCACCATTATATCTGATGGACTTCCTCTACCAGTGCCTTCTTTCGGTGGTATGTTCGATACCGTTCCACCTGCTGCTCTTTTTATTGGTTCATTATTTCTAGAGTTATTAGGATTAGGATTGGGAGTACGTTGTGGTGGTGTTCCACCTTGTTTAGAATTTAAATCTTTTTGAAGTTTAGTATATTCTTTGTTCATTGGATCAATAACTTTATTCATTTCAAGAATCAAATTTTCTAGTTGACTCTTACCTTCAATTAATTTCTTCTTTGTTGTTTCTGGTAAACTTTGAATAATACTAATAAATCCATTGACACCATTAACAGTCTGTTTAATCACATCAATAATTGATGAAGTAACAGTAATTAACTTATCTCCTGCTGCAGTGACTTTGGAAATAATCTGTGGAAGATTATTAATAACAAGACCAACCAGTATAATTCCAAAAAATTCTTTAATTTTATCAAAAATACTCATAGGACCAGCAATAATTCTTGATTTAATATTTTCAATTAAACCCTTTCCAGGCATCTCTAGATTTTTTTCTTTCTCTTCCAACTGATTTCGTTTTTGTTTATTAAGAATTAATTTATTTTCATCAATCCTCAATTTTCTTATCTGCTTATTAAAAGAAAACAGAGAGTTTTTAATATTTGTTGAGTTTATCTTTAACCGTTCTAATTGTTGTGTTTCCATATCTTACACAAAAATTCCGTATATGCCTGGAGTAATTCTCATGTATGGATTCAACATATTTGTTGATACCACTTGTGGTTCTTCTGTCGCTGTTCCACCAGAAGGTTGTACCATTTCATCACCACCCTTAACAATCGGTGGAGCCGTCATTGGTATGATAATAGGTGCTTTAGCAGTTCTTTTTGATTTTTTTACACTGACTTGCCTTAAAACAGGTTGTACATTTTTGAGTGAAGATTTTTTTCTACTAGTTTCTTCAATAGGAATGACATAGGTTTTATCATCCTTAATTGAAGAAGGAACTGTGGGACCTGCTCCAGGAGGAGTGTTTGGTTTTATTTTTCCAAGCTTAATGTCTCTAACAAATTCATCTAGTTTGGATTTAAATGTGTCTAATTGTATGTTTAAATTCAAAATAATATTTTTTAATTCTTTGTTGCCTTCAAGCATCTCTTTAACGCCAGAGCTGAAAGACAACCACATTCTTCCACCGGCATCATTAATATCCTTCAAAAGAGGTCTGAATAACATTGCCATTGAAGTTCTAATAACTTCTTCTCCAGGAGCAAGTCTAGCTGGAACACTATCAACGTTACCAGATCCCCTACCACCAACGGTTCCACCAGTAGAAAATTTCTGTATGATATTGGGGTATTGTTTGATTACATTTGCCTTAAAAGTATATGGTGTAATAGTTCCACCTTTTGACCTTTTTACTGGAGGTTGTTCTATTTGTTGTTGAACAAGACCTCCTAACATAGGCATCAAAGGTGTACTTGTGACTTGATCACGAACAGCTTGTTCTTGTTCTGCTTGAGTTAATGGTCTACCTTTTTCCTTTTCTTTTTGTTTTAATAGATTTTGGTAATATCTTTGTGTTTCACCCGCAAATTTTTGTATAGAAGCTATGGTAATAACTGTTCCAACAGCAGCAAGAAATGCAGGACTCATTAAAACTGCTGATACTAACTTAAGTGTAGTGAGCAAACTCGCAACAGCAGAAACTAATTGGAGTCCTATCAAAACACCAGCAATTTCTTTCCAATATTTTCCTATAAATCCAAGTGTTTCTGATAATTTTTTCTGATTATTTTTATCTGATAACCAAGTAAATGCTGTATTGATTGCGATTCCGCTTACGATCAGACCAAAAAAGTCCATTAACTTTTGGAATATACTCTTCGCTGGTGCTGTGACCTTATCAAATATTCCCGTAACTTTTTGGTTGAATCTATTTAAAGACTCAATTGATCTTTCTTTTTTCCTTACCCTATCTTTTTCTGTTTGCTTTTTAATCCCAAGAACCGATTCTTTTCTTTCAGCAATTCTTGTAGCAAAATCTATCGCTAACTGATTTTGAATCTCTACAAGAATTCTATTTGTTTCTTCTAACGTACCGATTGGAGTTGATTCTGGTTTTAATGCTTGTTTATCTTGTTGTAATCCTGGTTTCTTTAAAAAACTAAATTTGGATCTTCTTAATCTTGGAGAAGAAACATTAGAAACTGCTTCGGCACCACGAATTACCGAAGAAGAAATGTTTCTTCTACTAATTTTTGGTATTGATGGTGCCTTATAAGTTTGACCTTCAAATTCCACTAGATTGCTTTGCCTTTAGGTTTTCTTCTTCAATATAAGTCTGAAGTAATGATACATAAACTTCACGCTCCCAAGGCATCATATTTTCAAGCTCAGTTAATGAATATTTATGGTGTTGCATCAACTGAAAATTAATATTGTAGTATGACTCAAGACTAGTATGAGCCATACTCAAGTGAAAAAACTTGCTAGACCTTCCAGAACAACATCACTTTCAACTTTAGTATTTGGATTCGTAACTTTGATTGTATGAGAAAGTTTGGGCATCGTTGTAAAGAAGTTTTCAATTTCTTTAAACTGCTTGGTGTTCATCTGCTCTACAAACTCTTGTAGTTCTTTCTTTGTACAATCAGCAGCACTCCAAGATTCTTCCTGATCATAAACGGTATCAATACATGAAGTTATCATGGCAAGTGATTGATCTACGTCAGCACCAGTTTGATTGACCTCAAAATTATTTTCAACAAACTGTTCCAATGAAGGGTACTTAAGTTTCATTGAAAGGTTATCATCTAGTTTGATGATATTAGTGTGATTTGAATCTTTTTGAACCTTGATATCATCGATGTTAATTTCCATTTGAACCGATGTTTCTTCATCATCGGGACAAATAACATTGACTTCAACAGTCTCACCAACTGATTTGGCACGAACATTTAAAAACAAGTATTCAATATCAAACGTTGAAAGTTCTTGTACTTTTACAGTCTTTGATATGATACAATCTGATAGAATCTGAACAATCGCATTTGAAATCTGCTTCGTATCTTCAGATTCAAGTGCCATAATTAGAATTTTTTCTTCTCTGACTAGAAATGGTCTATATCTAATTTTCTTTCCAGTAGAGGGCAATTCCAACTCATACGTTGGCGTAGAGATCTTTGGTAAAGGCATAATGACCTATAGAACTTCAGTTGTGATTATTTATCTACTTGTTTTGAAGTTGCTGAAGCTCTCTTAACTCTTGTGGTGTTATAATTCCTTTTGCTTGCTTAACCAGAAGAACCCCTAATCTACCACCACTAGTTGGTCTTCCACTAGTAGTGTTTGTTTCTGTTACCGATGAAGTTGATGTAGAATTTTCAGTAGGAGTTCCACCTCGTGTTGTTGATGTATTTTCTTTACTGATGGTATATCTATCATAATTAAATGTAACTGTTATTTTAAGGATATCCGCAGGACCATATGAAACTGGAATAGAAGCAATAGATTTTGGAAAGGAATTTATTAAATTATAAGTTCTGGAATAAAAATTATCTGATGATTCTAATCTATAGTCCCTCTCAAGTTTAGCAATACTTATATCTGTTTTATAATCATCGGGATATCTAAATCTTCTATAAAATCCCCTTGAGTATGAATTTTGTGCTACATCTTTTCCAGCACCTCCCGATATAAAATCAGTCCAACCTTGAAACAGTTCTAATATTCTATATTTTCTATCAACATAAAATGTCAAATCAATATCTGTGTATAATCTAGTATGTGCAAATTCTTGATTCACTCCCATAAAATTATCTTTGACTTCTGCGGTAGCAAATGTTGAACCTGGTAAAGACGCATCGGAACAAAGTAAGGATAATTCATAGATGTCTATGTCAAAAGTGTCATCTATTGGGACATATTTTTCTTCTTTTAAAAAATTAATTAGATTACCTGGTAAATTTACTTCAACAACATACTCATTACTCAACGACAAATTGCTCAAAAGTTTGCGTTGTTCTTGACTTATGTTAGCGTAAACAGCAGCAGACATCTAAATATCTCTTATGGAGTCTTGATTATTAAGTATTTAGATGTCATATAAAGGAAAATACCAACCATCATTTCCCAAAAAATATAAGGGAGATCCAACAAATATCATATACAGATCATTGTGGGAAAGAAAGTTTATGGTCTATTGTGACCTCAATGAGAAAGTGTTGGAATGGGGATCAGAAGAAATGTTTGTATGGTACAGATCACCAATAGACAGTAAACCTCACAGATACTTTCCTGATTTTTATATCAAAGTTCAAGAATCTAGTGGTCAAATTAAAAAGTATTTGATTGAGATTAAACCAAAAAAGCAAACAACTCCTCCTCCCAAACAACAGAGACAAACTAAAAAGTATCTCTATGAGGCATACGAATATGCCAAGAATCAGGCAAAATGGGAAGCAGCAAAAGAATGGTGTGCTGATCGTGGATATGAATTCAAAGTTCTTACAGAAAACGAATTAGGTATTTAAGATGCCTAGAAAGACACTCAAGCAAAGGCAAGAAAGAAACCCGACCGATGATAATGATAATCGGGTACGTTCTGTCATTGATAATGTAATCGGAACTGAAGATCCCGACGATTTAATGCTTGAAATTATGAGTGTGTTACAAGAAAGTGGACGAGTTCCACAGGCAGGTAAGTATTATACATTCGTTTATAATCCAAAGACACCAAATATATCTTACGATCAAAATCCTTTAGTCGCAGTGACTGAAGTTTATAAATGGGGATTTAAAGCCATCAACTTTCACTGGGGTCAATTGAGACAATATACCTGGAGTGAAGTTGCTGGGCAATTATATGAAGTTTATCCAGACGAATTGGCAGATTTAAGAGAGGTGCCTTTTGCCAATATCCGTCTAAATAGTTAAAAAAGTAGCCAAATGGCGAACGTATTAAGATATCCTTACGAAGCACTAACAGATAGTACAGACTATCTACAGATTAATCTTATTGAAAAATCAATCAGGTCTTTTAGTGAAAGCACATATCTAGGAGATTTAAATTTAAGAAATAGAGGCAACTTTGATAATCAAGGAACAAATCAAGTTCAAATTAATCGTAGAGGAAATAATTTAGGATTAGCTACTCAAGCAGTAAAGTCTGGTGATATCATTTTATTACCAATGCCTTCCACTATTAATGATACCAACCAAGTAAATTATTCTGAAGATAAATTAGATGCGATAACTGCAACGATCGCAGGAGCTGTATCTAAAGTAACTGATACCTCATTAATTTCTGCTAGTGGTGAATTTCAACTTGATAAAGTTATGGCTGCCATACAGAGAGAGGTAATTGGACCAGCAATTGGTAACAAGACATTAATTAGAAATTTAATTTTAACAAATTTGGCTGGACAGGCAGCATCTTTAGCTGGACAAGGAAACTTATCCATTGATCAAGCTTTAGCAAGATCTTCAGGACAAATTATAAATCCGAATGTTGAGTTGTTGTTCAATGGACCCACCATTCGTAATTTTAGGTTCTCATTTAAAATGACTCCCAGAAATAAAAATGAAGCAAATCAAATAAGAGCAATAATTAGATCTCTAAAAGCACATATGTCTCCAAGAGATAATACTACAAATGATAACCTCTTTTTATCTGCTCCAAATATTTTTGAATTACGGTATAAAAAGGGTAGTGGAAATAATGTTTATTTGAATAGATTTAAAAGATGTGTTCTTGAAAATATGTCAGTCAATTACACTGGAGAAAATGTATATGCCACTTACGAAGATGGTGCTCCAGTATCAACTATTATGGACTTATCATTCAAAGAACTTGAACCAATTTATGCTTCTGATTATGGTACGCCAGAAGGACAAATAGGAGTAGGATACTAAAATGGGATACTTTAGAGAACTACCAAACCTAGCATATCAATCATTCCTACCACACAAGAATTCTTCTCAAGATTATGTCATTGCGAAGAATCTTTTCAGAAGGGTCAAACTTCGTGATGACTTATATAATGTCTTTACGATCTTTAACAAATATGAAATCAAAGACGGTGCTCGTCCAGATACAGTTGCCGACGAGATCTATGGAAGTCCAGATTTAGATTGGGTTGTTCTAGTCACTGCTAACATCACAAATGTCAGAGATCAGTGGCCATTATCAGACTATCAAATTTATAATTATGCCGAAAATAAATATGGAAATGATCTGACTAAAATTAGATTCTATGAAACCACGGAAGTCAAAGACTCATCAAATCGTTTGATTCTTCCAGCAGGTAAAGTTGTTACTCAAAACTTTACGATTCCAAATCCAGCAGATCCAACAGCAACATTAAATCCTGTGACTGGAATCACCAATTATGAGTATGAGACCAGAAAGAACGACGAGAAAAGATCAATCTATCTACTCAAACCAATTTACTTACAACAATTCTTGAATGATATGAGAAGAGAGATGTTGTATTCAGAATCATCAGAATACATTGATGAAACTTTAATTGCGACTGCGAATACAAAAATTACCTTACCACAATAACTTTAATTTCTTATCAAAAATCATCACATATCGGTGTTTGCGGGAGCGGTCTTTCCATTCTCCTTCAGCACCTTTAATTTTGCCTCTAGAGTGTTTAGTTCCGTCTGCATAGTAGAAATCTTTCTTTGG